GGTTATCCTTTAATGCAAGCAATATTTAATATTACTTGTGATAAAGGTTCAGAATATTTCTCAAAATCTTATTCATTTGCTTGAAATAAGAAAATTGGGGAAGAACCAAAAGATTTAGGAAAATTATCCTTTATCTATGATCCTGAATGTAAATTAAGGATAGTTGCTATAATGGATTATTATACACAACTATTCTTAAAACCTATACATGAGAAGATATTTGATAAATTATCAAATCTCCCTCAAGATAGGACATTCACCCAAGATCCTTTCAATAAATGAAAAGATGATGGAAATAGCTTTTGATCCTTAGACTTGTCATCAGCCACTGATAGATATCCTATCAATCTTCAAAGAAGATTACTAGAACAAATGTTTAGTGATCGTCTAGCGAAGTCTTGACAGTATATCTTATCATCAAGAAGTTTTAGAACTCCTGAAGGTGAACTACTTAATTATTCAGTAGGTCAACCTATGGGAGCCTATTCTTCTTGGGCTGCCTTCACTATCACACACCACCTTTTAGTTCAGTTTTGTGCTAAACTAGAAGGTTTTGATAATTTTTCAGACTATATACTTTTAGGAGACGATATCGTTATTAAAAACGATAAAGTAGCCAAAAGATATATAGAATGGACAAATTGTCAAGGTGTGGAAATCTCTATGCATAAAACACATGTATCTAAGGATACATATGAGTTTGCAAAGAGATGGATATGTAAAGGTCAAGAAATAACCGGATTACCTATGAATGGTATTATTGAAAATATCAATAACCCATTCATAGTAATGGTAAACTTGTTTGACTTTTTCAAAGTTAAGCAAAATTACTACAGTTCTTATTTGAACTTGTCCGATGTTGTTTTTAAACTTTACAAAGGTCTAAATAAGGAATTATCGAAGAAATTCTGTAATTCCAGATTTAGAATGAAAGTTAAGGTTTTCCATGAGTCACTTAATTTCTCATTTGGATACTCAACAAATGATTCTCTAAGAGAAATTCTTTGTTATAATATCCATAATGATTATTATGTGATCCCAAATGATAATTTAATTCATCAAGTATATGATGATGTTATCAAAATGGGACTTGGAAAGTCAGTTGAAAATAGTTTAATGTCTTTACATTCTATATTTCCAAATTTATTGGCTAAAAAAGAGTCATTAAATTTAGAAGATATAAATGATATAAGACATTTTCCTATTTTCAAAGGTATAGTTAATCATGTAACAAGATACAGAGATATTGTTAAAAGTTGAGATGATAACATCTCTACTTTTAGACAAAAATCAAAAGATCTTATTACATTGAATATAGACAGTTTATTTAGTAAAGAGAGAAATAAAACTCTCGAATTACTAAATACCGGTCGTATATTCACTCTAGGATTTAATCAAATAAATGACACTGACGAAATATATTATGGATCTTCATCTGCAAAGATTGAATCCACATATACTTCAACAGGTGATTTATTTGAGGTAATCCATGAGGATTATACTATGGCACTTAAAGAGCTTGAAGAATTGGACCAAGGTCTATACCAACCTCCAAAGGTGAGAACACCTGAGGAAGTGGCAGACCAATGGGCCGCATTCTGGGCTTCATAAGTTTACATAGTAACCTCCACTATAAGGAGGTGGGTATGAGATTTTGTATATAGAGTAATTTATATACATGTGACTCATACGGTTTAAAAACCAGTTATCCCACG